GGGACGGATGTTGATTGGCTTTTGGTCCTTTGGATTCGATCCGGGGCCCGCTTTCTGTTTGCGGAATTGCGTCTTGGCCTTTGTGAGCGCATCGGGACCAAATGCCGTGTCGGCTCCTTCCAGGTAGTTGCCGTTACCGGCGCTGAAGAAGTTATTCGGATTCGAAAGAAGCAGCGTGAAGAACAATTCATCGACCAATTGCGCTCCTTCGCGTCCCATTTGTGTGGGCACATCCATGAAGGCGCCGAGGTCGTCGTTGATGATCTCCTGGCGGGTCAAGAACACAACTTGACCGTAGGTGTCGGCCTTGTTGCTGTATTTCTGCTCGCTTAGCTTTCCATGCTTCAGTTCGCCATCCGGCGCGACACGCTCGAAGCCACCCGTGCCTAACAGTCGGTAGCGGCTAACTTCCTTGAAGTCGCTCACCGACCCGACTGAGCAGAGATCGAAGGCCGCGATTGCGGTCGCTTCGTAGGCCGCCAGCAACGTCTTGTTCATCACATTTTCGAGAATGCCTGGCAGGCTAACGGTCGAGAAACCAGCCTGGATCGTCGCGGCACCGTCGCCAAACACTCGCGGCACGTCGAACCCTTCCAGACGGGCACACTCGGCTACCAGTTCTCGCAATCCGATACTGCGCATCGGATGCGCAGCTTCCATGGTTTGCTCACCGTACTGTCGCGTCAGTTGGTCTTCATCGAAGTGCAGGGACAGACAAGCTGCTGCCTCCAGAACGCGAGCGCTCGACACAGCGGGTGAGGTGTGAATCGCGGGAGCCTTGGGACGAGTGGCACGCAACACGGCCAATTCGGTTTTGGTTTCGTCCCATCCTTCCTCAATCGCCTTGGCTTCGATTTCGGGATGCTCGTTGTTGCAGACTTTGCGTACGGCCGCGATCCGCTTCGCCTCGGCGGCAGCAGCCGCTCGCATTTCAGCGGCGGGGTCCGGCAGCGGATTATGACTGCCGGCTGCGGGTGCCAGCGGAGGAGCAGGCGTAGCGGGTGGTGGCGTAGCCTGCTGTTTGTCGAACATTGCCTTGAGGTTGGTGACGTGCTTTTCGTCCATTTCCTCGATCGGGATGTTGTTGTCAGCGGCCCATTGTTCGAATTCCATCGTGCTTACCTCCTGGTTCTGTTCCCGACCGGCCCCAGCCGCAACGTGCGCCCAGGTGTCGTCGTCGGCTCCAAGCGCGACGAAACTGATTTCGCCCAGCGTCGATTTGCGGGCGATATAGAGGGGACCGGTAAACTCGCGGCCGTTGGCGGTCGCGGTTTTTCCTTCCGTGATGAACACGACCTTGTCGGCGGTCGCTCCGAGAGATGCCTGCCAAGGAAAGCCGTTTTCGCTGGTGGCGATGATTTCCTGCGCGGTCGCTCCCGTACCGGAGATCACGCCGCTCACCTCGAGCGTTCGGTCGGTCGCGGCGATCTCGCTGGTGTGACCAACGATCTGTCCGCCGTCGTGGTCCTTGAGGATCGGGCGCGACTTCTTCGGCACGCGCAGTCCTGCCAGATCGACGACGACCGGATAGCGCCAGCCGGAAAGCTGCATCGCGCCGCCCGTGTAGGCTGTCATCGTGAAGCGTCGCAGTGGCGGCTTGTCCCCTTCGATCGGCAGTGCCGCTTCGAGATGAATGCCACCAGCATCGTCGCTTTGAATCCAGATCCGTTTGGGAACCTGCTCAAGCGGCTTCGGCGAGTTTTTCGTCGTCGATTTCGACATCGTCTTCCTCGGGTTCGGAGTCGGTTGCGTTGCCAGCGGGGATCGTCTCGGTGGTCGTGAGACCGAGCTCGGTCATGAGCTGGCGTTCCTTGGCCCGCTGCCGCAGTTCGGCTTCCCAGTCACGTCCCTGCCGGGCGTATTCCGTGGCCAAGGTGGTCGTGTGATTGGCCAGTCGCGTTGCCTGGGCGTTGGCTTCCTTGGCGGGATCGACGTGCTCGTGGCCATCGAACATCCATTGATGAGAAAAGTCCGCGTCGAGAGTCCGCAGACTGGCCGGTAGGAATCCTTCCACCAGGACCGCTTCGTCGAGCCATGCTGCGAGGATTCGGTCCAACACAACCGCCGCGATTTGTTGTTGCTCGACGCGGATTGATTTGAAGTAAGTCTGATGATCGAGCCGTCCGGAAGCGTAGTTGTAGCCCGACGAATTTCCGGCAGCGACGTTGAACGGCATGTTCAAACAGCGTGCGATCTCATTGAGGATCTCCTTCTTGAACTCGGTGTAGCCGGTCGAAGGTTGCTCCGCGTGCATCTGGGCCATCTTCCATCCGCCCGGCATCGTCAGCAGAGCCCGTTTCTCAAGCTCGATCGGCTCGAACGGTTCGGCTGCATCGGCTTCGCCACCGGCAGGTGCGTCGGTGTAGAGAATGCCTGCAAAGTCGGCGGCCGTTTCGGCTGCGGCCAGGACAGCGAGCGTGAACCGGCGGAGCTGTGCGAACAGCGGGAGCGCCGGTGTAATATCGGGAATGCCGCGTGCCTGGCCTGGCCGATCACAGCGGAAGTAGTGAATCACGCTGGCGGCCGGATACGGGTCGTAAGCCAGGCTGTTTACGACGAAGCGATCGCTTCCCGGATGTTCCTTGAGAACGTGATACGTCACCGGATTGCCGAAGGCGTCGAAGACGATTCCATCGACAGCGTTGAGCTGATGCGGGGACAGATCGGGCGTGCAAACCTGCTCCGCTTCGACCAGTCGCAGGTCGAGGTTAATCGGCGAAGGCGAACCTTCATTACTCGTCAGGATGGCAAACGCCTCGCCATCGCTGGCCCGCGCCATCCGCATCGTGCGGAGCTTTTCCGGGAGGCTCACCGCTGCGGACCACTTGGCAAACTCCCGTTCAACCAGGCGGTTTGCTTCCGCGTCGGCTGTGAGCATCTGTAGACGAGGGCCAGTTCCCACGACGTCGTTGGCCAGGGTGAGAACGATGCCTCGGGCATAGCTGTTATTGGCGACTTCGTAGCGGGCACGGTTGCGTAGCGTACAGCGAACATCTGGGCTGTTGGCGGCGTTGGCGCTCAAGCCGTCTGCGTTAGCCCAGTGCCGCCGGTTATCCGCCGTGGTCGCGGCCGCGTCGTAGCGCGCTCGCAGCGTCCGACGGCGCAGCAGTCGCGTGCCGCCTTTGACGGACGATGGTCGAAGCACATTGGCGAGCCAGTTCCACACGTCAGTCGATTCCCGGAGGTACGAGCTTGTTAAATCGCAATCCACGGCTCTTGGACTTGGCGGCTTCTTTCGAGGCCAAATACTTGTCCGCCTCGATCTGCTCGGCGATCTTGTGCTGTTCAACACTCCCCGCGTCGCCGGCTGCTTTGGCCGGTCCCTGGGCGTTGTCGCGGATCGTGTCTTTGAGGTCGTCGGCCATTTGGGTTGCTCCCAGCACGAGCGCGAACTGTGCTCGCCTATTGGTAGACCTACCCGGCCGACACTTGAGATGACGAAGAAATCACGGCGACCGCGAGAATCCTGCTACATCTAGCAATCGCGCTCGGAATTACGCGTCGGCGTCGCCTCGTAGGTCACGACTCGCCGGCCGCAGTGACGGCAGACCTTGCGACGCCGAATACGGCCATCGCGCAGCGGTTCCGTGTGGGTGGTATAGAAGTGGCGGCAACCGCACTGGGGACAACAGATGCCGCGTTCGGATCGCGGAGGCTTCGGTTGCTTCATCGGCGGCGGCTCCGTTGAAGGTCGGCGAAGCTGACTCGTTCGCGCTTCACCTGAGCGACGCCGTCCGTCCCTTGCAACACCGCGCCCTGCATCGATGCCGCCACGGCGCAGCCGACCAGGCCGTCGAACCAGTGGTTGTCGCCGCGCTCGGGACGCAGTTTCCACTCGTCGACGGTTCGGCCGCGCCCTTCGGTTTTCACGCGGTACTCGGCCGAGAGGTGCTCCGCAAACAAGCGATGCTGATCCGGGCTGTCGCCAAACAGGGAAAGACATCCTCGGTCGCCCATCGCGACGGCCAAGCGGGCGTGAACGAAAGACTTCCAGTAATTCGTGTCGTACACCACATGCCGCACGGCCCGTTTGCCATGCACGTTCGGCATCCGCCAATTAAGACCAACGCGATCACCCGGACGGCGTTTGTATTCGGAAAACGGCTGGCTCGATGCGCCCACGAATCGCCCGTGGCTGGGCATTACCACGCTGGCGTGGGCCGATTGCCGGCAGAACTGGTAGACCACGTCCGTGGACGAACCCCAGTTGGCATCGATCAAGCAGCGCTCGACGCGTATCATCGCCCCGTCGTCACGCTTCCACTCGCGGCCCAGATACTCACCCGTCAGTCGTTCGAGGCCGTCATAGATCGCACCTTCGAGACCACTCGCCTTGGTCGCCAACGATAACGTGAAGCGGGCATCGCGAAGCGTGAAATAGGGCCGCTTCTGATCGGGGAACGATCCGTAATCCACAACGTAGCCGGTGAAGTCGTCCTCCCAGGCCGCGACGACGAAGAACAGAAGATTGGCCTGCACGTCGATGAACATCGTCAGGTGGTTGCAGCCGATCGGCACGGCGCGACGCTGCATGCGGTTTGTCTTGCTGGCGATTTGGTCGGCCGTAAGTTCATCGTCCGCCCCCGCATCTTCCGGCAATGGTTCGTTCTGGTACTCCGCGAAGAAGGCGGCTTCATCCTGAAGCTTCAGGTTCATGGCGTGCTGGATCGCCGACACCTCGTCGTGGTTGAATCGCTCAGGCCAGGCGATCACCGCGCCGGCATCCATGAGCTCGCGGTCGGCGACGTAGAACTCCGTGGCCAGCCGAATATCGCCATGCAAGCGGAGGCTTTCGGCGCGGAGCTCGCTGTAGCGCTGCCACTTCTTCTCGTCCGCCGGGAACGAATAGACCATCTTGGTCCGCTCGCCGTTCCACTCCGGATGCTTGTCGCGGCTCAAGATGTTGTCGGCCATGTCGCTGGGGCGAATGACCGTGCAGGGCATGATCCCGGAGATCTTTTTGCCGGGACCAGCCAAGCCCAGAATCGCGCCCGCCAGAATGCTTTCGCGCGTGGCGCACTGCGAGAGCGACCGTGCTGATTCGTCTGTCTGCGGGTCGTCGATTACGACCAGCGACGGCCGAACCGTCTTGCCGTCGGCCCGCTTGTACTTCATGCCACGGATGCGACCCGTGATGCCGGCGACTTTGATGATCGCGCCGCTCGCGGTGCTGCCGGGCATCGTAGGCAACACGATCTCGCGGGCGGTCCAACCGATGTGCGTCCGC